GGCGATGTAAAAAAGAAAAAGAAAGTACCTGTTATAGCTATATCTGTAGGCATGGCTGATATGCCAAAGAATGGTAAGGGTAAAGCTAAGATGATGCGTGGGGGCATGGCAAATAAAAAAGAACATATGTACTCAGCAGGCGGTTCTGTTACAGATAAACTAAATCCCGGTTTACGTGCTTTGCAAAAAGAACGCCCTGACGTGGTAGCTAAAATTTTAAAGAAGTCATAATGGCTCCTAGAATACCACGAAAGAAAGGGCAACCTGCTGGCTCTAAAAAGCATAGTGACCTGTACACAGACGAGAACCCAAAGGGTACTATCAAAGGTCTGAAGTTTGCCACAGTCAAAGATGCAGAGGCATCTGTACGTAAGATAAAAGCATCTGGACGTTCCCATGCTCACAAGACACAAGCTGCTATTGCTATGGAACAACGAGCCAGAGTTGCGGGAAAAACTTCTGCAGCTAGTGTATACCGCAGGTTCATCGAATCACAAAAGAAGAAAACCCGTGCATCCAATAGAGCGTGACATACGAAAATGGTCACACGAGTTTCTTGAAGTCCCAAATGCGAAGCTCAATGGCCTACCACCTTGCCCCTATGCAAAACAGGCATGGCTAGACAACAAAGTTGTTTTTAGTATTAATACTGGCATAGAAGGGTTAGTAGACGAAGTTAAAAAGTTTGAGCAACACGACTACGATATAGTTGTGTGGGCAAACCAATACCTACCTGACATGGAATATCTAGATGGATATTGCGATGGCATAAATGAAGCTATGTCCATAGCAGGTAAAGATATGCACCTCATGGTGTTTCATCCAGACTACGATGCTGTAGAGGCGGGTCTGGATTTTCTAGTAGATGAGGATGCAACAGATGAGGGTCTTGTGTACTGCATGGTGTTTGTACAAAGACTGTCTAAGCTAGACGATGCAGCATTAAGTCTGGAGAAGTCTGGTTATTATAAACACTTTCCAAAGGAAGTGTATGAGAGTCTAGTATTAGATAGAAGGGAACTTAGAAATGGCAATGGGAAAAGCTAAAATGGCTAAGAAGAAAATGCGTGGTGGTGGTATGATGCCAAAGCGTATGCGTGGCGGCGGCATGATGAAAAAGAAAATGATGGGCGGCGGCATGGCTAAGATGGCTAAAAAGAAAAAAATGATGCGTGGTGGAATGGCTAAAAAGAAAAAGTAATGCCGTATGTCGAAGATTCACCTATACATGGTCAAGGTGTATTTGCAGATAAGGACTATTCTCAAGGTGATACAATTGAGATGTGTCCTTATCTTATCGCAGATAAAGATGATTTTAATGAATCTTGCATCTTACATGACTATATGTTTTACTCGCCTTACGAAGATGATGAAGACTTTTTTATCCCGCTTGGTTTGGCTATGGTCTACAATCATAGTGAAACTCCAAACGCTGAGTGGAACATTGCTGACCAAGATGAAAGATTTATCAAATTCTTTGCGGTTAAAAAAATAAAAAAGGGTGAAGAAATACTACATGACTATGGTGAACCTTATTGGGAAAGTAGATAATGCCTTTAACAAACACAGGCTCTAAATTTGTAACACAAGCAACAGCGTTGTCGAGTACGAATGACACTGATGTATATGTTGTGCCTAATAATTTTTCATCACATATAGAACACTTTATGATTTCTAATAATCATAGTGGTGCAGTTACGTTTACTTTAAAATTTTTTGAAGCAAGCACTAGTACCACTTACACTTTATTTTCTGCACACTCACTAGCTACAATAAGTAGTCAGTCTATATTTACAGTAGACAAACCTTTACATATACGTGCAGGAGATAAATTAATAGTAGCTGCGGGATCTGCTGACAAACTTGTAGTGGTGGTGTCAGTTGAAGAACTATTTGATCCTACTACATAGGAGATGGTATGGCAATTAAACGTAAAAGCACAGTTAATAAAGCAGGTAACTATACAAAACCTGCAATGCGTAAGAGGCAGTTTCAACGTATCAAAGCTGGCAGCAAGGGTGGGAATCCGGGTCAGTGGAGTGCTAGAAAAGCCCAAATGTTAGCATCAGCTTATAAGAAGGCTGGCGGTGGCTACAGATCTTAGCGTTATAATGTTTTGCGTCATAACTGCTAATGCAGTAGAGGTAGAAACAAAGGTGCATGACACACATGAGTGGCTGTCTAAATGCCATGTAGCATTAACAGAGTATGGGTTTGACAATCCAAAAGAAGAGTGCTTTTGCACAAAAGTAACACCAAATGCCAACGAAACTCAATGAGAATACAGAGGTTGCATTACCTTTACGCAATATCATAAGCATGGTAGCTGCAGCGTCTGTGGCAACTTGGGCATACTTTGGTATCATAGAAAGACTGAATCAGCTAGAAACTAACATCACTATGATGAAGGCTGACTTAGAACAAAACACAGAGTTTCGCATTAAGTGGCCTCGTGGCGAAATGGGTAGTCTACCAGCAGACAGTGAGCAGTTTATGCTTATTGAACATCTAGCTAGTGAACTAGAAAAACTGCAAACAGACATTGAAGGCGGTAAAGCCCCATACGATCAGCAACAAAAACTAACACTAGAGTTTTACGAAAAGCGTATTACAAACTTAGAAGAGAATATAGAGAAGTTGAGAAACGGCGATGGTTGAACTTACTTTTGTATTATTGTTAGTAATGGGTGGAGAAAAGGTGGAGTACACACCATATCAATCTCTATCTGAATGTTTGTCTGTTCGCCGTAAGATAAAAAGAAATGTAGGACACACACATAACTTTGACCAAAAATGGTCATGCAAAGAATTAAAAGTAAAAGTAAAAGACGGTAATATATTGGAGTTTGTACAGTAGCTCATGCCACCACGTAATCATACAGACTGGATAAAGAAACCTAAAGTAGAGTACATAAACTCTCTCATATATTCTGATTACAGCTTATATGAACAAGAGCAAGAAAACATATTTTCTAAAGTATGGGTTCCTATGTGCCACATTAGTGAGATGCGAAACAAGGGTGATTACAGAACTACACGAATTGCAGACAAAAGAGTTATCGCTATTAATGTAGATGGTGAGAATGTTCAGGCTTATTATAATACTAACGATATTGACCATCGTAAACCTGCTGGAACTATTACCTATGATTTTGCTACCGTAGAAAAACCTCTGCACTGTGAAGTCAAACATGGGGGCATGGTCTGGGTAACATTAGACCCTAACCCTTCACAAAGTGTGGAGGAGTGGACGTGCGGCGCATTTGACTGTATTGCAGATGCAATAGATACAGAAGAACTAGAAGTATTTCACTATCACAAAGCTGTAATAGACACAAACTACAAATTGTGGCATGATACTAACTCAGAGTTCTACCACGATTTCATGCACTACTTTAATCGTGTGTCAGGATTCAACGATGAATATTTCGCTAGAAAGAATATTCCTTTTGACAATGGTCATGTTAACGTCAGCAGCTTTACTGTTAACTATGAAGAGTATGACGGATTTGAAGATAGGGGGGAGTTATCTTTTCCCAATCTGCCGCCCAACCAGTGGTACATGGTTGACCTATTCCCCGGCTACAACTTTAACCTACGTGGCAGTGCCTATCGTAGTGATAGCGTAACACCGCTAGGACCAAACAAAGTATTGATTGAGTTCCGTGGCTACGGCTTACGTAGGGACACAGAAGAAGAGAGACAGACACGTATCAAACATCATAACTCTATATGGGGACCGTTTGGTAGAAACTTACATGAAGACCTGATTGGTGTCACAGGTCAAGGCACTACAATGCGAGAAGGTACAGAACCCCGTAACATCTTGCATGGTAGACATGAGAATAGTACAATCCACGATGAAGTAGGTATGCGCCACTACTATGCGGAGTGGTCTAAGTGGATGCAAGTGGATGCTAGTAATCCCGCACTAGCAGCGTAAAACAAATGAATATCAACCAACCAATGAGGAACAGAGATGATTGCAGAAACCCTTGCGGGTATCGCACTGGTGAAGAGTGCCGTAGATGGTATCCGATCTACCATTAACACCGCCAACGATATAGGCGATATAGCAAAGTATGTAGATAGTCTACTTGAGGGTGAAAAGCAAGTACAACAACAAAGAGCTAAGAAATCTGGAGTAAGTCTGGGGGACCAGTTCGGAATAGACTCTGTAGCTCAAGAAGTGATAGATGCTCGTATAGCGCAAGAAAGTTTAAATGAAATGCGCACACTCGTTGACCTACGATTTGGTCCGGGTACTTGGCAATCTATAGTAGACCTACGAAACGAGCGTATACGTAAAGCAAAAGAAGCTGCATTAGTAGCTAAACGTAAAGCTATGCAGCGTCAAGAAGAAATGATAGAGACAATTAAAATAGCAGCAGGCATAAGTATTATCGTTGCTATATCTATAGGCTTATTCATTTTTCTCTTGACAAATGTTTAATATAATGGTATAACTTATTCATGGCACTTAAAAAATCACAACAGAGTTTAAAAAGTTGGACGAAGCAAAAGTGGAGAACCAAGAGTGGCAAACCTTCTGCTAAAACCGGAGAACGCTATTTACCTACCGCTGCCATCAAAGCGTTATCGCCGCAGGAATACGCAGCAACCACCCGTGCTAAAAGAGAAGGAACTCGTGCTGGTAAGCAATTCGTCAAGCAGCCTAAAAAGATATCGAAGAAAACAGCGAAGTTTAGACGGGGAGTAGGAAGCTAATGTGGACAGCATTAATAGGACCAATTGCAAACATTGCAGGGAGTTGGATGGATGGCAAAGTTGAGCAAACAAAGGCGAAAGCAAATGCTAATGTTGCAAAAGCTAAAGCTGAAGCGGCTATCATGGAAAAGAAAGCCACTGGCGAAATTGATTGGGACATTGAAATGGCTCGTTCTTCGGCATCAAGTTGGAAAGACGAGTGGCTAGTAATTCTTTTTAGTATTCCATTAATACTAGCATTTATACCCGGCATGGAAGGTGTGGTGCAAAATGGCTTTGACCAACTTAACCGGATGCCTGAATGGTATCAGTACTCACTTGGAGTCATCGTTGCCGCTTCTTTTGGCGTACGTTCAGCTACAAAATTCTTTAATAAAAAATGAAGATGTGGTGCATAAGCGACCACACTACTACAGAACAAGCGGAGATGAACAGTGCCAAAACTAACAATGGAGAAATTTTTAGCATGGAAAATCCTGCCAAGATTAATGATGTTAGCGATGACACTAATGAGTTATCAAGTGGTTCAGTGGTTTATGGATCTGGGTGCAGATGCAACGACCCAGCAGACTGCATTTGTATCGACAGTTGTGGGTGCAATGACGGGGGCGTTTGCTGTATGGATGGGTCACGAGAATAAATGACCCATATAATATGGGCATTAGTATTGAATGTGTGTTTTGCAGACGGACAGTGTTTTAACCAAACCATTCAGTGGTTTGAAAATGAACCTGAGTGTTTAGAGTTTAAGGCTATACACGAAGCAATACCAAGAGATGGTTCTTGGAAAACTGTTGAATATACCTGTGGAATTGTAGGGGCGATTGGTACATGAAATACGATAGAGATATTTTAATTAAAAAACTTGTAGAATCGGAAGGTTTGCGCCTGCAGGTATACAAGGATACATTAGGAATTGATACTATTGGTATCGGAAGAAACCTAGAGGACCGTGGCATAAGCAAGGAAGAACTTGACTGGATGGACATACCATCTATTGACCACGTATATGAATGGGGAATTACCGAAGCTGATGCGGTCTATCTAGCAACGAATGACGTACAGATTGTCGAGGAAGAACTGGTACGTGCGCACCCTTGCGTGGACAGGTTGGACTCTGTACGTCAGCTTATAGTAATAGACATGGCTTTTAATATGGGAGTTCCTCGCCTCTGTAAATTTAAAAAGATGTGGGCTGCTATAGAATGTGGGGACTACCCAACTGCGGCAAAGGAAATGCTGGATAGCAGATGGGCAAAGCAGGTAAAAGGACGGGCTACTAAGCTGGCTAATGCTATGCACAACGGTGAATTTTAATGGCTAGAGAACTTACAGTAAAACAAAAAGTATTTTTAGATGTTTTGTTTGAAGAGGCAAAAGGCGATATGGTGCAAGCTAAAAAAATTGCAGGGTATTCTGACTCTTCTAGTACTTCTGAAATTATTAAAGGTCTTAAAGAGGAAATCCTTGAGGCAACACAAATGTACATGGCACGTAATGCGCCGAAGGCTGCGATGGCGATGACAGGTGCATTGTATGACCCGACTGAGTTGGGTATTCGTGACAAGATGTCTGCAGCTAAAGAACTACTTGACCGTGTAGGTTTGGTGAAGACAGAGAAGATGCAGGTAGAAGCAAGTGGAGGCGTTATGCTTATGCCACCTAAAGCACCAGTAGAGGATGATGAATAATGGCTTCAGGTTTTAAAAAAACTGGTTATGGAAGTTACTATATACTTACTCCAAGTGGAGATAGGGTATATATTGATAGGTCAGATGACCATAAAGGAATGTGGACTTCTGGTGGTCAACTTTATTCACGATTAAATGAGGCAAAAGCTGATGTTATTCAAAGAATAGACAGAGGTGAAGGTTTTAGTATTGGTGGGCTTGCTACTAAAAAATATATGAACCCTGTTAAAATTGTAGACAACCGTAAAAA